AACAATTACTAACCCTATTATGTCCCAACAAACTAACAAACAAATGACTGATTATTCTCATCCAAAGTATAAGGATCTATACAAAGAAATCCTTATAGATCATAACTTTAGATACGGAAAGTTTAACCCTATTCCTTATCCAACTAACCCACAAATTAAGGAGGAAAACTAACAATGAACGGACTAAAAAGAACACCAAATCAGTTACAACAAAGACGTGAATTATGTGATGATTTGTATTACTTAATTCAACAAGATAAGGACATTGCAGAGGAACTAATTGATGAATATGTTTACCTAATTGATGATAAAAGAGTAGATGAATTAACTGCTCTATGTGATAATGAACTAGAGGTAAATTAAGAGGCTTAAGAGGAAAGAACCCGCCTGATAATAGAGGTCAAAAATAACAACAAAGCGTGGGAAACTTTGCTTGTTATGTGTGTGTAAAAGTGGGGTAATTAGAGAGGGATTGGGAACCCCTCTCTTTTTTTTATGTCTACTAATTATCAACAACTCAACCCCTAATATCTGTGGAAAAGTATCAATTTCTGTGGAAAACTGTATTTTTATATGTTATAAATGGTCTAATAAATAGGGGAGCGTTGTTTATACCTTTTCCACATGTTTGTTGATAAGTGATACTTTATCTGTGGAATTAGTGTGGAATAAGTGTTAGTTTTCTTGTGATCTAAGCGAGCGTAGTATAACACGAACGCTCATAAATTGCAATACCCTCGTTTACAATTTATAGGGTATATTAGGACTTGCTAATATATAAGAATTGTGTCTAAATAACAACACAATTCTTGACAGTATCTCAGAGATATTGTACAATATTAAATGTAACTCAAAGAGGTCTAATCTCATGGCAGTTTCTTACTACAACCAAACGAAGAATAGGTATAGAATAACCCTAGAATTAGACGTAGAAGATGACTTTAATCCACGGCAAATTGACTGGAATAAAGTATTAGAATTGCACACAAATGAGTCGTGCGAAAGTTATACCGAAGATCTGAGTAATACGGTCAGTTTTTATTACTAACCGTATATCACAGTTAGTATAAAGGGGGGACTAATAAAGTGTTCCTACTGTGTAATACTCAATCAAATTAATTACATGGCAGTTCCTATTAATTTTGATGCTCTATTCTTCGCCCTTGAAGATGCACAAACTGGCAACGAATTACTAGAGGTAATTGACAGTTTCGTCTCTGAAAGTGTGGAGGCTTAAGTATCACAAACTGAATAGCGTATTAGGGCGGGGTTGTTGACACTCTGCCCTTTTACATGTTATAATAAAAGTATAAACAACCGTGCAGCCACTATGTAACACTCAACGCAGTCAAATTACAGTCCTTAAATAACAGTCGAAATAGCAGTATTTGGGCGTTGTTATTATATCGATGCGTCGGGCGATGCGTTATTAAAAAGCTGAACAACCCTAACCTACAGAGGTGACAAATCGAGAGCTAAATAAAAAATTCCGGCCATATAAAAAACCCCCTATTACCTTTTTCCCTATATAAAAAAATCCGTACAAATAAAATGAAGGATGAAACCATTTATCACATATACGCAAAAGATAGATGTTTATACCCGTGCCTGAAAGAAGACGAATTTCAAAAGGTATGGAGCGACCTTCAGAATATGGTAGGGTTGATGAAGACAGACTATACATTAGAAGATTTAACATATGAGAAACTCCCCGCAGAGGTTGGGGGAGCAGGGAATTTCGATGATAATTTAGAACCTTCATATTAACCGAACACTGTTAATTTAGATTGACACTATACATATATCAGTGTATAATTGAAATGAAGGTAATTAAACTATTATGGCAAAAGGATTTACCGTTAAAGCCAATACTCCAAAAGTAACTAAGAAAGCTGATTGGGATATTGACGCTATTAAAGCACGGATGAAAGGGAAGACAATAGTATTTTGTCTACCAGGGAGAGGATGCTCCTATATCTTCTTAAAGAACTTTGTACAACTCTGTTTTGACATGGTTCAGAATGGAATGAGTATACAGATTTCTCAGGACTACTCTTCAATGGTTAACTTCGCAAGATGTAAGTGTTTAGGTGCGAATGTACTTCGTGGACCTAAGCAGATACCTTGGGATGGTAAACTACAATATGACTATCAACTATGGATTGACTCGGATATCGTCTTTGACTCTAGCAAGTTTTGGCAGTTATGTGATCTTGCAGTTCCTGCTGAAGGTGATGAAAGAGGTATTACTGCTGGTTGGTATGCTACAGAAGATGGCAAAACTACATCTGTCGCACACTGGTTAGAGGAAGATGATTTCCGTAGTAATGGTGGAGTCATGAATCATGAGACTGTAGAGTCCATGGCTAAGCGTAAGAAACCATTCACCGTAGATTACACAGGTTTTGGTTGGGTCATGATCAAGAAAGGTGTATTTGAAGGTCTTGAGTATCCTTGGTTTGCTCCTAAGATGCAAATTTTTGAATCCGGTGCGGTTCAAGATATGTGTGGAGAAGACGTTTCCTTCTGTTTAGATGCTAAAGAAGAGGGATATGAAATTTGGTGCGATCCTCGGATACGTGTCGGTCACGAAAAAACTCGTATTATCTAATTCAAGGAGAATCATGAGCGAACTTAGTAGTTTAATTAGGGAAGGTTCGACTGAAAAATTATGGGATCTCTCTGCTGAGATCCTCAGCGAACTTTCTCGTAGAGATGGAGTCGAGTTTAGAGTGCGGGCTGAACGTGACTCGGTAGAAAAGAAAGTAGCAAAACTAAATACACCCCCTAGGAGGAATATTTAAATGGCAAAATCCGTAAACTGGAATAGTTCGGGATCGCATATTGAAACAAAACCGAAAAAAACTCGCCAAGGAACAGGCAAACATACTACATATGCCGCTTCTTCTCGAAATCACGCAAAAAAACGCTATCGAGGACAAGGTAAATAAATAAAAGGGACTCTTCGGAGTCCCTTTTTTAATAGCAATAAGAAAATGAACGATTTTTTAGACAATCTCGCTAACCATCAGCATCAAAAAATGCTTCGTGAAATTACAAATGATGCTATAACACCTAAAAAACACAATTCTAAGGTGCAAAATGACCTTTATGAGAAAAAAGATGACGGTGATTTCTATGAAGGACTTGATTATGAAGCAGATTACTTAAATTAAGCTGATAAATAACTATTATTAATATAATTTCATGCCGTTAGAACGAGTTAGTACAGAATTTAAGGATATAAGTATGACTTTTGAGAGTAATCCTCTCACTGATGACCTTATTGCAATCAAAAATGAGAATGCAATTTCTCGTTCTATACGAAATATCGTTTTTACATTACCAGGAGAGAAACCTTTTAACCCAGATTTTGGTTCTGACATCTCTGCATCCCTTTTTGAGAACATTGATGACATTACAGGAAGTTTAATTGAAGATCAGATTCGTCAATCCATCAATTTATATGAACCAAGGGTGAATTTAATCTCTGTAAAGTCCTTTCCAAACTTTGATAATAATGCTTTTGATGTATCTATTACGTATGAAGTGGTAGGAGCAGATGTTCCACCACAACAATTAGAATTCGTGTTGCAACCAACCAGATAAAATGCCTTTAGTTAACTTCGCTAACCTAGATTTTGATCAGGTTAAGACAACTCTCAAAGAATATTTACAAGCTAACTCAAATTTTACCGATTATAACTTTGAGGGATCGAATTTATCGACGGTTTTAGACGTTTTAGCGTACAATACCTACATTAGTTCCTATAATGCTAACATGGTTAGCAATGAAGTCTTCATTGATAGTGCAACTTTAAGGGAAAATGTAGTTTCATTAGCAAGAAATATAGGATATTTACCTCGTTCAAGGACTGCAGCAAGAGCAACAATCAGTTTTTTCGTAGATACGTCAAATATTCTCCCTACTCCTGCTTCAATTACCCTTAAAAAAGGTCCAGTAGCAGCAACTTCCTCTCCTTTTGGTAATTCTTCACTCGTTTTTTCAATTTGTGAGGATATTACAGTCCCAGTTAAAGATAATATTGCAAATTTTAATGATATTTACATTTATGAGGGTACACTTTTAACATCTGAGTTCACAAAATCATCTGCAGACCCAAATCAGAAGTTTATTTTACCAAATACAGGTATTGATAGTACTTTAATTAAGGTAAAAGTCAAAACTAACACATTTGCAACGTCTGGAGTTAAGTATAGTTTCTCAGATAGTCTTTTTGACATCAATTCTGACTCAAAAGTATATTATTTACAAGAAGTTGAAGATGAAAGGTATCAAATATTCTTTGGAGATGGAATTTTTGGTAAAAAACTAGAAGAAGGTAATGTTGCAGTCGTAGATTACATCGTTTCTAGTGGAGATGGTGGAAATGGGGTTCAAAGTTTCCAATTTGCTGGAAAATTGACTTATACAAGGAACGCAGTTGATTATACTGTCACTTCAGGGATCTCATTATTGACAACTGGGTTGCAATCGTCAGGTGGAGAGGGAATTGAGAGTGTAGATTCCATTAAAAAGTTTGCACCTCGAATTTATGCGTCTCAAAATCGGACTTTAACCTCAAATGACTATGAAACACTAATTCCAAACAAAATTTATCCCGAAACAGAGTCAATTTCTGTTTTTGGAGGTGAAGATTTAGTTCCTCCTCAGTATGGAAAGGTCTTTATTAGTATAAAACCCCGTTCAGGCGATTTTTTACCTAATTTAGTAAAAGAAAACATCAAAATGAGGTTGAAAAAGTATGCTGTAGCAGGAATTGTTCCAGAAATCCTTGATTTGAAGTATTTGTATGTTGAAGCACATTCAAAAATCTATTATAACAGTAATTTAGCACCTTCTGGGGCTGAAGTTTCTAGTCTTGTCCAATCAAATGCCAATAAATATGCAGAATCTACAGAATTAAACAAATATGGTGCAAGATTTAAATATAGTAAATTTTTGAATATTATTGATCAAAGTCAAGAAGGTATTACTTCTAATATCACTACACTTGATATGAGAAGAGATTTGAGAGTGGCATTAAACTCATTTGCAGAATATTCTATTGGTTTTGGAAATAGATTCCATATTAAGAATATGAGTGGTTATAATATTAAATCTTCTGCATTTTATATTACTGGAGTTAACAATCCTCTTTATATTGGAGATATTCCAAATACTAATAGAGAAACTGGAAATCTTTTCTTCTTTACTGTCCCTTCCCTCAATTCTACATCTCCAACTATCGTTAGAAGGAATGTAGGAACAATTGAGTATGAAAAAGGGATTATAACGTTAAATCCTGTCAATATTATATCTGGAAAAATAAAGGATGGGCAAACAATTGTAGAAATACAAGCATCTCCATACTCAAATGACGTTATTGGATTACAGGATCTTTATTTGCAACTAGATATAAGTAATAGTACCTTTGAAACAGTTGTTGATGAAGTTTCTTCAGGATTAGATCCATCAGCATCGAATTATATTGTATCTTCAAGTTATTCTAACGGAACTTTGGTACGTTCAGGTGGTAGAACTGATGATACTACTACTATAACAGCTACAACAACTTACTAAGAGATTAATCCAATAAAATGTCAGTAAAAAGAGTTCAATTTAGTAATATTGTTCAGAATCAGTTACCTACTTTTGTTAGGACTGATTTTCCTTTAATCTCGGAGTTTTTAAAGTCTTATTATCAAGCACAAGAGTTTCAAGGTGCTCCTCTTGACTTGATTCAGAATATTGATCAATATATTAAGATTGATGAGCAAGTTAATATAACCGAAACAACTATTCTTGATGCAGATATTACTGAATATGCTACAACTATCCCTGTTCAAGGATTACCTAATGGTACTAGAGGATTTCCGGATAGTTATGGTCTAATTAAGATTGATGATGAGATAATCACTTATACTGGAAAAACAGATACTTCTTTTACAGGTTGTGTAAGAGGATTTTGTGGTATTACAAGTTATAAGGCAGAAGCAAATCCTGAACAACTTGTTTTTAATGAATCTACTGCTGCTACCCATGAAGGTAATCTATATGACTCTATAAATGGTGAATTAACTCGTCAAGGAACGAAAATTGAGAACCTAACAGTTCTTTTCCTTAAGGAATTTTTAAAGAAAGCAAAAAATCAACTATTACCTGGATTTGAAGATCGTTCATTATCATCTGATCTGGATCAAAAACTTTTTATAAAGCAAGCAAAGAATTTTTATTCTAGTAAAGGTACCGATAAGTCATTTGAAATTTTATTTGGTGCATTATATAATGAAGGTGTTGAAATTGTAAGGCCAAGGGAATTTCTCTTCACTCCTTCCAATGCCAATTATAGAATTACCAATGATTTAGTAGTAGAAGCATATGATGGAGATCCATTAGACTTAGAACAGGCAACACTATACCAAGACGCTTACAAGGGTCTTACAAAGGCATATGGACCTGTTACAAACATCGAAAAGATTGCGGTTGGTGTAGGTGAGACATACTATAGAATGAGTATGGATGCCGGTTATAATAGGGATCTTAGAGTTGATGGCGCAGTATATGGAAACTTCTCTGTTCATGCTAAAACTAAAGTAATTGGTGATGTTGCAATTGGACAATCTTTTATAGATGTTGATTCTACTGTTGGATTTGCTCATTCAGGTAATTTGGATGTAGTTTATAGTGATTCAACAGCTGGAGTTGTTTCTTATACTTCTTTAACTGTTAATGAATTTCAAGGAGTTTCTAATGTAGTTGGATTAATTTCTGATGGAACTAATGTTGGAATTGATACTTATGCATATGGAGCATCTTTTGATGATCCCGACAAAATAGTTAAAGTAAAAATAACTTCAGTATTAGAGAAACTTAATTATCCAAATAATACTCACTATTATTCAAGGAATGATACCGCAAGAATTAAAACTTTAGGTATTAATGATATTAAATTTAAATCAAGAGATTGGTTTTATAATACTGCACCCACTTATAAGGTTCATAGTATAGAATTACTTGATGCTTCGGACTGGACATATAAGGTTAACTTATTTAAACTTCATTATTTGAGATTAGGAGACTCTGCTTCGATCATTGGTCCTGATGGAGTTGAACTTGCTACAACTGTAATTGATATTACTGGTACAACTTCTTTTACCATTAGAGGACAAGGAACCCTTGATGTTAATGTTACTTATACATTTAAGCGAAATATATTAAAAGTACTAACTAATAACTTCCCTGGATCTCAAGTTTATTCAACAAACGTTCAGAATACCTATAAAGATGGGGATAAACTTTTAGTTGCTTCTTCATCTATTCCATCTTATAACTCTCAAGCTCTTAATACTACTGATCGAAAAGTTACATTTTCAGGAAGTTATGTTGGAGATGAATTTATAATTGGAGATCACCAATTCCGTACTGGTGATGCTGTCTATTATGAACCACAAAAAATCACACAATCATTCGTTAATCAATGGACACAGCAAACTGAAACTAGAGTTGTAATTGAATCTCAGTTATTTGATGAAGGTCTTTATTTTATAAAGAGAATTGTTGGAAATTCAACCACTATTAAATTAGCAACCAGTAGGTCAAATTTATATAATGACATTTATGTTACTGTTGATACTGCTACTATTGTAACTGATAACACTATTAAACCTTATGAATTTAGACATAAATTACTTAAATCACAAAGATTGCTTAGAGAGATATCTTCATCTCATAATGATGGTGTAGTTAGTTCCACTGAACCTGGCGCTACTGGTATTTTAATTAATGGTGTTGAAGTTTTAAACTATAAGTCCAATGATCTTCTCAGATATGGACAAATTGATGATATTGAAGTTACATCACCTGGATCTGGTTATGATATTATTAATCCTCCAGTTTTAAATGTTACTGATACAGTTGGAACAGGTGCAACTGGATATGCTGCTATTAAAGGAAAATTAGAAGAGGTTAGAGTTACATATGAAGGTTTTGATTATGAAGAAACTCCTTTAATTAAGATTAGTGGTGGTAACGGTCAGAATGCGGATGTTTCTGTTAATATGAAGTTAAAGGAACATTCACCTTACTTCAATGCAGAGGCTGCTTCTGCTAAAGTTGGACTTACTACTGATACTATTGGGTTTAGTACTTATCATAAATTCAGAAATGCAGAGAAAGTAATTTATATTACAGATGGATTACAAGCAATTGGTGGAATTACCACTGATGCTGTTTATTATGTTCATAAGATTGATGATCATACTATCAATCTTCATAAGACTGAAGGTGGTGCAATTGCAGGAATCAATACAGTTGATTTAACTTCATATGGGTATGGTCAACATCAATTAAGATCCTATAATAAAAAGTCAGTAGTAGAATCAGTTAATATAACCAATCCTGGATTTGGATATGAAAATAAGAAATTATCAGTTAACCCTACTGGAATTAATACTGCATCAAATTCAATTAAAATTGAAAATCATCATTATAAGAATGGTGAGATTGTAACTTACTCTTCTACTGGAACAGAAGTTGGTGGATTAAGTTCTTCAAATCAGTATAAGGTTATTGTTGTAGATAATGATAATTTTAAACTTGCTAATGCAGGTGTTGGTGGAACTAATACTGCTGATTATAATAATGGAGTTTATGCCGATTTAAGTACCATTGGAAGTGGAATTCATTACTTCAACTATCAACCAATTACTGTAACTTTAACTGGAAAAGTTGGAATTTCTTCTATTGGGTCTGAAACTTTCCAAGCAACTGTTCAACCTATCTTTAGAGGTGAATGTACTTCAGTTCATTTAGAAAATAAGGGTGTTGGTTATGGATCTTCAGAGGTTATTAATTTAGATCGCCAACCAGATGTAACTCTTATTCCTGGAGCACAAGCACAACTTCAACCAATTATTGATGGTGCTGGTCAGGTTAGTGAAGTTGTAGTATTAAATTCTGGTAAACAATATCTTTCGCCACCTGATATAGTAGTTGTTGGTGATGGAGTTGGTGCAGTTGTAACTCCTATTATGGAGAATGGAACTGTATCTTCAGTTAAGGTACTTGAAGGTGGTACTGGTTATTCACCAGGATCCACAACTATGACAATTAAGTTCCCTGGATCTGGTGTTCAGTTTAATAGTGTTCTTCAATCGTGGCGTATTAATTTATTCCAAAAGTATTTTAATTCATTTAAGGATGATGATGGTTTCATTACGTTAGGACGTAATGTTGATTATGAAATGCAATATACTCATTTATATGCACCACGCAAATTAAGAGAGTCTGTATATGGAAGAAATTCTGCAGGAGATGTTTTATATGGTAAATCCGACTTAAAGAGAGTTGCTAGTGTTGAAGTTGAGTCTGATGATCATTCTCCTATAATTGGATGGGCTTATGACGGTAATCCCATATATGGACCTTATGGTTATATTGAAAAAGATGGTGGTATAGTTACATTAATGAAGTCTAGTTATTCTATAAAATTAAAAGAAAATAGACCTCCTCTTGATGCATTCCCTGAAGGGATATTTGTTGAAGATTATAGTTATACTAGAGTTAAGAATGAATCTTACTTAGATGAGAATAATGGAAGATTCTGTGTTACTCCAGAGTTTCCATTAGGAACTTATGCATATTTTGCTACAATTAATACTGTTACTGCAGATACTTCCGGTCCTTTTAATCAATATAGAAGACCAGAGTTTCCTTATCTGATTGGTGAGAATTATCAATCTGTTCCTAATAAGTTTAATTATAAGAGACTTTCTAATCAAGAAAATTATGAACTTCTTAATACCAACTGGTTAAGAAATATTAATCCTTATAATTTGATGGAAGGTAGTTTAGAATATGAATATCTACCAATACCAAATAAACTAAAGCAACTTACTGATGTTAAAGCTATAAGTCCTGGTGTTATTGAAACTGTTGGAATCAGTACTGGTGGTGGTCTTTATCGAATTGGCGATTCTGTAGTTCTGGATAATACAGGAACTGAAGGAAGTGGAGCATCTATTGAAGTTTCTAGGGTATTAGGTAAAGAAGTAAGTTATATTAGTGTTGCTTCTAGTACAGTAACAGGAGTTGAAATATATCCTGCCAATAATAAAGGCGATTATGAATTAGTTTCTGCTACTCCTCATGGATTTAAGGATAATGATCTTGTAAAAATTAGTGGATTATCTACTACTTCTTCTCAGATTGGTGGAGTATGGAGAGCAGGTATTACTACAACTGCTTATACTTTAATAGGTATTGGTACTACAACTGTCGGAGTGGCAGCAGATAGCGTTACTGGTATAGTTACATATTTAAATCTTAAAGGAGATTTAACAAAGTTAAGAGATAATGATGTTTTAGGTATTGGAACAGAACAAGTTAAAGTTCTAAATGTAGAACCTCATTATTCGAGAGTTAGAGTTCTTAGAGGAATTAACACTACAGGATATGCACATACTGTTACTTCTATTGTATCTCTTGATCATAGAACAATAAAAGTTAATGCTGGATTCAATACTACTATTGATTATAGGGTAAATAAAGAAATTTATTTCAATCCTACAAATTCAGTTGCAATTGGTACTGCTTCTGGTATTGGTGCTGGTAATACAGTTGCTTTTGCAGAACTTCCTGGTAGTGTAGGAGCTGGAGTAACTCAAATCTTTAACCCAACTAGATCTATTTGGATTAGAGATCATGGATTGGAAACTGGAGATCAGTTAACTTATTATACAAATGTGGGTGCTGGATTATCTGTTATGTTGGATACTTCACCAACTACACAGATAACAACTTTAGAAGATCAAACAGTTGTTTATGCTGCAAGAATTGATAGTAATCTAATTGGTATATCAACTGTTAAAGTTGGTATGGGTACAACTGGAACTTTTGTAGGAATTGCAAGTACTGAACAGACTTCTTCTACAATGTTCTTTACTGGACTTGGAACTGGAGTTTATCATAGTTTTAAAACTAACTTTGATCCTATTACTGCTCAAATTGATAGAAATTTAGTTACTGTTGCAACTGCTACAACTCATGGATTGGCAGGATCTAATAATGTTTGGATTGATGTTAATCCATCCAATACTGGAATTAATACTGTTAAGTATAATGATTATAATAGAAGATTAGTAGTTAATGGAGAAGACTTTACTGCTGCTGGAGTTAATACTTCTACTAATGCAATAACAATTACTGATCATGGATGGGTAACTGGTACAAAAGTTATTCATACTGCAACTACTCCCTCCGCTGGTCTTTCTGATAATGGAATGTATTATATTGTTAGAGTTGATGATAATTCGTTTAAGTTAGCGACTAATAAGTATAATGCAACGTTAGAAAAACCTCCAATTGTTGGTATCACTAGTGCTTCTGCAGGAACAATAAGTCCAGTTAATCCTCCATTGAATGTTTATAAGAATTCTACAGTAACTTTTGATCTTTCTGATGGATCATTAGCATATGTAAATAATGGAACTTCTTATTCTGCGTTTGAATTAAATTTCTACAGAGATGAGAACTTTACTGAAGTATGGAATAAGACTGCAGATGATGAGAACTTTAATGTTCAAAGAGTTGGTGTCGTTGGTATTACTGCAGATGCTAAAGTTAATGTTACAGTTAATAATGATATTCCAGAAAACCTTTTCTATAGACTTGAACCAATATATGAGAGTTCTCTCCCACCAATTAAAGAACAAATTCTTATAGACAAAGAAGTTGATTCTTCAAGTCAAGTTCAAACTAAGGAAAGTGTTTATAATGGTAAATATGCAGTTGCTATAAGTTCTACAACTACTTTCACTTATAGTATTGCAGAAACACCAGAATTAAGTACATATAGTTCTTCACCAGCACAACTTTCTTATGAGACTGATTCTACTCAGGCTTTCGGTGCTGCATCTAAATTTGAGATTAAGAATCCCGGTAGAAATTATTATTCTCTTCCTGGATTCTCTACAATTACATCTACTACTGGTAAAGGTGCGATCATTAGTGTGGGAAGTACTTCAATTGGTAAGGTTGTTAAGACTAAGATTGAAAATATTGGATATAATTTCCCAGTTGATACTACAGTAAGACCTGATGTCAATTTAGGAACAATTTGTGAAGTAGATCCTTATACATCTTTTGAATCTATTGGTATAAACTCTAGAGGTAGAGGATATACTGCTGCACCCGAATTACTTGTATTTGACGGAAAGACTAAGAAGCAAATTAAAGATGTAGAATTAGATTATAAGTTAGGTGATACTAATGTTACTATCCGAAAAAATACTTTCGGGATGAGTAATGCAGCACCTACTATTCTTCCTGTACAAAATACAAATGGTGTTGGTATTAGTACAGTTGGTTGGTCTACTAATTCATATGATGTAACTCTTACTCTTGCTGTTGGGTTTAGTACTGCAAATTCCTTCCCATTTGCTATTGGTGATAAGATCCTTGTGGAAGGTATTAGTGTTGGAGTGGGTTCTACTTCTCCAGGATATAATTCTGCAGATTATAATTATAAACTATTCACTGTTAATGGTTTAGATGAGAATTATGGTGGAATAGGAACTATTGGATATAGACTTGATAATTCATTGTTGGATGGAAAAGTTCCTGGCGCATATGATGGAAATACATCGATAGGAAGAGTTATTCCAGAGAAATATTTCCCTATGTTCAACGTTAAGTTGAAAGCGAATGATTACTTAGAAGGTGAAACTGTTAAGGCTGGAGATAGTACTGGTATCGTAGAGCATTGGGATGCAAAGGTTGGTCTTCTTAATATCTCTACTAGTGATGAATTTGAAGATGGGGATGTTATTATTGGACAAACTTCAAATACTCAAGGTAAAGCAGAAGGTATTTTAGAGTTTCCTTCTCAGTTAGAATTGGGTCCATTCTCCAGAGTAGAAAATGGATGGGAAACATCATCAGGATTTATTAATGATTCTATTCAGAGAATTCAAGATAGTTTCTATTATCAGAATTTCTCTTACTCTCTAAAATCTAGAGTTGCTTATGATACTTGGGATGATGTTGTATCTGCTACAAACCATACTGCAGGATTTAGAAAATTCTCTGATTATCAATTAGAAACTCCAGCAGAGGGTTCTACACAAGCTCAAGTTGGATTAACAACGGATCAAACATCATTTGAAGTTGTAAGTGATTTAATTGGAAGTGGAAATTTACATTGTAAGCATGACTTTGACTTAGTTTCTGAAAATGCACTTGCTCATGATGGAGGAACTTATTCTGATGAAATAGTATTCAATAGTAAGATTCTTGTAGATTACTATGAATCTGTTGGTAACAGAGTTCTAGAAATTGATGATATGAGTGGATCCTTTAATAGCAATCCACGTTCTACTCCTTTTAGTGTTGTATCTCAATTCCCATTGAACACTAGACAGTGTATGAAGTATATCACCTATGTAAGAGATAGGAGATATGTTGGTCAACGTCAAATTATGGTTGTTGATCTAGTTCATGATGATTCCTTTGGTTATATTAACCAATATGGTCAAGCAGGAACTGTTTATGGATTGGGTTCATTTGACTTTAATATCGTTGGTACAGATGGTAGATTACTATTCTATCCAACTAACTATAAAGTTAATGATTATGATGTTGTAGCGGTTGCGTATAATCTTGATAACAATATTTTAGGTGTTGGTTCTACAAGTCTTGGATGTGCAGAGATCTTTACAAGTAGTACTGAAATTGCTGATGGAGCAACAGAAACTCTTGTTTCTATTGGTTATACCTACAGATCCTTAAAGGTCTTAGCATCTATTAGTGGATCTGATCATAATGAGTTTGAAATGGAGGAGATTAATCTTATCCATGATGGAACCACTGTTGATATAATGGAGTATGGTCAGCTTACTTCAAACTTAGGTGCTTATGTTTCTGCTTCTGGATTTGGAACTTATGTACCATCTATTTCAGGAACAGATATTAATCTTGATTTTAAAGCACATAGTGGTATTGCCTGTACTGTTAATACGATTGTTGTTGGATTGAGTAGTGATGCATATGTAGGTATTGATACATATCAACTTAAGCATGTAAATCTAGAATCAAGAACTACTTCTATTGCTGCTGCAGCATCTCCTGGTATTCATACAATTGGTCGTTATTTAACATTATCTGGTGATGATGATCATTTTGATGCTGCTTACTTTATGATTCAGGTTTCTGATACAACTAATAACACTTATGAGTTGTCGGAATTGTTGATGGTAG